CTGCGAGATGTTCGACACCTAGTAGCCCTCGCACTCGATCCCGCTCGCCCGCGAAACAAACTTCCGAATGAAGTCCTTGGACCCCACCGGCATATCCGACCACTGCCCGCCGAGCAGCGCGACGACCGCTTCTCGGTTCGTCCACAAATGCGCCACCAGCATGTATAGCGCCGACTTCACCAGATCGGGCACGTCCGCTCGCGCATCTCCATACCCCGCCACGAATCGGACCCGCACGGCCTTGGCCTGACAGCGCGTCGTCGGCCAGTACGACCCGTAGACCGGTTCGATATAGCCGCGGGCGCAGCGCGGACCCCGTGGCGCAACCACGGTGTAATTCGAGGCGTCCCACGTCTGCAACGTCCCACCGGTATCGACATACTGCACGCTCACGATGGATTGCAGCGGCGGCTTTGGCAGCTCCAAGCACCAGGACGGAAATCCTGGTCGCCATTGCTCCCACGTCGCGCTCATGACTTGACGCCCGGTTTCAGCCTCGAAGTACTCGCGAGCGGACCCGATCCAGTTATCAATGAGCGCGTCTTCCGAAAACAGCCCCGGGATCCGCACTTGCTTTTTGGTGAGGTTCAGATCGATCGGTTCGATCGTCGGACCCGTCACCAGGTCCAGGGGGTAGCTCACCACGTCCGCGCCGCCTTACTTCGGAATCGCCACAATCACCAGCGACGTCGAGCCGGCATACGTGCCCGTGGTCGTCAGCTTCACGCGATACTGGCTCCCGAGAAAGCCGTTGACCGCCGTATTGGCGGTCAGCGCGCCGTCGCCAGGCGTCGCAATCGACGTCACGGCCGCGGCCGTCAAGTGATAGGCCCGCGTCGCGGTCGACGTCGTGAACTGGAAATTGGCGATATCCATCCACGTCGACCCGCCGTCCAGCGACGTTTGCACGTAGGCCGTGGCGTTGGTTCCGCCCGATCCGTACGTGAACTTCGCGAGCAGCGTCAGACTTTCGACGCGTTCGAATCCCAGGCCGCCAATGATCCCGTCCGGTGTCTGACCCGTGACAGCCGCGGTAATACCTTCGTTGAGGAGCTCCGTCGGCCCGGCCGCGATGACCGGGACGCTCAGCAGCGCCGCCAGCACAGGAACGACAAAGAATCGACGCATGGTCACCGTCGTTACGACCGGCCGCCGATCTGGACGATTCGCATCCAATCCACCGTACACGTCCGCGCATTGGCGTCGCCGTTCAGGAAGGCGATCGTCGGCCGCAACTCCTCGTCGTCCGGCAGATTCGCCGTCGAGATCGCACCAGCCGACACGCCGTTGACGAACGCCTCGAGCGTCGTCCCGTCATGCACGAGTTCCAGGGTGATGTAGCTCGTTCCGATGGATGCCGCCACCGTGGTGGTCGTCGCGGTGCTGTTCTTGTTGACGTAGGCCGAAAGCGTCGTCGCATCGTCCGCCTTCAGGAACCCGATCGAATCCGTCACACCGCCGATGATGGTGGTATCCGTGATCGCCAGACCCACGAACAACTGGCTTTGCGTCGCGTTCGACACCTTCAGCCTGACGCCGAAGTAGAAGAACGAGAAACCCGTGAGCTTGAAACACTCCGGCGACCACTGCAAATTGACGCCGTCGTTCGCCGCGGCGTCGGTGGTGATCAGGAGTTCGCCACCGACGCCGTCGTTGAGCGTAATCGTCGATTCGCCCGCGCCAGCTTCGACCAGCGTGACGGTGCCCCCGAGGGGAGAATCTGCCGCGGTGAGTTGACTTTTGACGAAATCGTCGAACCACTCGATCACGTCTGGACCGATGGCGCCGACGAGTCGTTTGAGATGGGCTGATTTGTCGAAGTAGGCGAGATTGCCAGCGATACGCTGGCCGATGACGTCTGCCATGTGGATGCCGTCCTATTCTCTAGACCCGTTCACCGGGTCGGAGCGGGTGCCGGTCAGTGGAGGAACCGTCGCCCGCCGCGGACGGTTCCCCCGAAACCCTACGATCAGCTGATGTAGTCGGCGGTCAGCGCGTTGTACGCCTGCTTCGCGTGGCGTTCGAACGAGACGACGCATTCATCGGTGCTCGTCACGAGCGTGATTTTCACGCCCACGTAAGCGGCCGTGGCCGAGGCCGCCCGTAATTGCTCGGCCGACGCTTCGAGCCACACGGTGTCGCCGACGGCGTCTGGTGCGGACCCCAGCGCGTGCGAAACGACGTTGGTCGCGTTGGTGGTGCCGGCCGCATCATCCGCGACAAAAATCCGGAAGGACGTCACCGAGCCCGTCCCGACGCTCCGGAACAGGCCGGCGACGACGCTTTCGAGACCGCCAAGCGCCGTGAACGCCAAGCACTTCTCCGATGCCGCCGGGTTCAGCGTGACGATCGTCTCTGACCCTGAATCCGGATCGAAATCGAGCAGCCGACGCTCGCATCGGGACAGTTCGCGATTTGCGCTATAAGCCATAGTGTTCTCGTTGCTCCTCTAATCCCTTGCTCTGATCTGGTCCCTGGAATTACGAGCGGGTCGCGAGTGTGACCACTGGCGACAGCGTGCTGCCGTTCTTCGGGGTCAACGCCGATCGCCACCACCACTGGCCGTCATTCCGGCGATAGAAGCGGAACGCCCGCTCGGCCGCCATGAACCGGACGTGAATTGATTCGGCGTACTGCTCGCTCTCGTAGGTCCCTTCGAGATACTCGGACGGCACGATCAGCATCAGATCGCCCTCGGTGCCGACCGTTTTCGCGAACTCGGAGAAGAAGATCGGCCGGCCCGACAGCGTTTCCTGGCCGCCGCTGCCCTGGAAGTACGGCACGGCGTTGCCACCGGTGCCGACGACCTGCACCAGCGACTTGAGCTGCGGTCTGGTGTTCATGTTGGCGATCCAGACCGCTCGGTTGTAGCGCCAGCAGCGCGCCTCCATCTTGTCAATGTTTTCCTTGACGATGGTCGCGGCGGTCTGACCGGTTTCCTTCGCCACGCTGATCTTGCACGGGGTGCTGAGGATGCCTTGCCGTTCGCCTGTGCCCGTGCCGTTGATGCGCTCGTTCATCAGGTTCGCGACGAACTCGGTCGACATGCCGGCGCGAATGATGGCGACGAACGACTGCGGGGAATCGTTGATGATGCGTTCGGTCGCGAAGGCGCCGCCGAATTCCTCGTTGGCAACCAGCGTGACCTGCTCGAACTGCATGCGGCTCGTGCCGCCGTCCACCGTCTCTGCACGACGCGAGACCGTGAACCCGCCGCTCACTGAGGTCGAGTGATTCTTGTCGACGCGCGCGTTGAAACTGACCGTCGGGGCCTGCATAGGCACGTTCGTGGTGAGCCCAGAGAGTGGATCGTCCTCGGGCGCGATCGAGAGAATGCCCGGCGCGACGGCGTGCGGCACCAGGAACCCGCCGTGCGGATCCGAGTATTCGCCCTGCTCATCGCTGCCCTGTGTCGCCTGCATGTTGCTCGGGGCAATCAGGGGCTTGAGGCGCTTGTCGATGACGCGGCCGTTCGTTCGACCGGCCACCATGACGGCCGTCAGGTAATCGCGGTGATCTTTGAATCCGCGCTTCGGGTCCTCCGCGCTGCGATCAGCGCCCATGATGACCGTGGTCGCGCGCTGTTCGGTCGCCGAGTCTGCGTTCTGCGCGGGAGAGGTCGCATTGCGCTCAGCCTCGTTCATCTGTTCGGCGATCTCGAGCAACTCCTTGTTCTCGGCGGCCTGCGCCTTGAGGTCGGCCAGTTGTGCCTTCTCGTCGTCGGTCATCTTGCGGCCCGCAGCGGTGACCGTCTCCGACAGCGACTTGATCTTCGCGTTGATGTCGGCGGCTCGCTGCCGCAACGCTTTCAACTGACTCATGAGTGAACTCCTCAGCAAACAAAAAGACGCCCGCGGCTGCACGTTCCTCGAACAGATGTCACCTGTCGAAGAACCGAACAACCGCTGGCGTCTCAGACGTTCGCGAGGTTGTGTTTACCGGCGCGCGGGCAGGTTCTCAGAACCGCACTGGCGCGTCAGCCGCTCAGTATTTGTTCAGCAGAGTATGACGAAACTGGACGGTCACCTTTTGTTGTTTACGGAAAACCCACTT